CGCCATGTAGGCGACCAAGATGTACACCAGCGTCAGCGGGCGGATGTTCTTCGACAGCCAGCTGTCGCTGGCCATGTCGGCTTTCAAGCGCTCGGTCAGGTTGTTCTGCTCGGTCTTGTACAAGTCGGTGTCGTTGGCCATCTTGGCCAGCTCACCATCTTGCGCCATCTTGGCGAGTTCTAACTGCGCTTTAGCCTTCTGCTCCGGATCCGGAATCAGTTTATCGATCAGTTTGCCGCCAATACCCAGCAGCGCGTCAAGTCCCAGCATGTCAACCTCCTTGTTGAAACATCCACCACATAGCCCAGCTAAAGGCAAACACCACCCCGATAATGACGATGACAGTGGCGGCTAATTCAATATGCGCGAGCATCGCCTGCTTGGCGCGTCGCTGCTTCATCTCGGCCACCTTGGCCTGGAGGCGCTTTTCTGTCTCCGCCTGGCGCAGCGCCTCGGCCTTGGCCTCGCGGTCGGCTCTGAGCTTGCCCATGCGCGCCCAGAATTCGTCCCACATGCCGGCTTCTTGAAAGTGGTAGATGAAGATGTGCTTGATGTCGTCGTAATACTGCTTGATCTGACGATCGATAATCATCAGCTCCATGACGTACTCAGCGTCAGACACGTAGCCGGGCACAGGCTCGCCCTTGGCAACGGCTGCCTCTTGGGCGGCCTTGGCCTCTTCGAGCTGACTGCGTTTGGTTTCGTACTTGCCGGCGGCGGAGAAGAACTTAGTGACGCCCGACATAGAGTCGGCCAGCGTCTTGCCGGACTCAACGGCGCCGTTGATCTCGTCAAACGCCTCGCGGGCAAGTGCTGCGGCTTCTTTGACGCCAGTGACGACGGCTTTGACGCCTGCAATGGCCAAGCCGATAGTCACCGGATCGATCATTTATCTTGCTTGGCCTCTAGTCGATCGAAGATCTTGCCCAACATCTCCTTGATGTCGCGCATGTCGTCGCGGTAGTCCTCACGGCTGACGTACGTGTGCGGCATGGCGCGCACGTCCACGTCCAACCGGTCGATCGACTTGTGAATGTTGTTCAACACCCAGCCCCCAAAGAAGCCCGCGATCGCAACGGCGATATTGAATAAGACTTGCGAATCCATGCGTCACTCGTAAAGGATATTGATTGTGCCAGCGTCAAAAGTGTCTGTTCCGTTGACTGTGGTGACGCGAACAGTTGTTAGAGTATCAGATAGTGTTTTTGACCCTGCGCCGTATATTGTGTCTGCAGCATCTGAACGACCTAAAATACTAGATTCAACCCAAGCATTACTGCCCATATTAGATATTATTGCTTGCCCTTGATGCACCCTAGCTGCGCCATTTGAGCCGGTTAACACAAAACCAGATGAAAAAGCGGCAAAGGTAGAAGGTAAAGTTACAGCAGCACCTAAATACCCAGTTGTTTCAACTCCACCAGAATCACCTAATTGAATTTGAATATTACTCGTACCGTTCGTACTCATACCATTAAACATCACCGTAATCCGCTTTACCCACGACGGAATACTAGTAAAGTCAACAGACGTACCAGACGCAGTTACAGCAGTGCCACGTTGAATACCGTCATACACAGCACCGCTGTTCGTTGTAACACCTGCGCTACCATTAATAACTACTGACATGACAGCCCCCTCAGTTCATCCAAAGTCGTGCAGGTATCCACCTGACTCGTAATATCACGCAGACGCTGCTTCTCAGCCACAATCGCTGCTGTATCGCTACCAGACTCCAGCGCACGTTGGAATGCGACATCTTGAGCAGCTAAGAGCGGTGCACGTTCAGCACGTAGCCGATCCTTAGTGATGGCTTTGGCCTTGTCCAGATCAATCGTAATCATTCGGTCACCTCAGTAAAGTCAGCCGTCCAAGCGTCACGGAAGGTGCGGTCAGCCGGAATGTCAGCAGCGTCTACGATCTTCCAAGGCTTGCCAGCAGGAACGCTTTTAATAGCAATTTCTTCAATAGCTAACCCGCATTCTGGGGCTGGAATAACGATAGCAATACCGCCGGAATCCGCGGGGTAAATAATACGAGAATTCATTGGTTATCCTTATTAGCGGAAGATGGATACGCAAACCTGTGGGCTGTCTATTGGGTTACTAGTCCCCCCAGACCCATAACAAGATACCCTTACCGCAGAAGATGTTTGCGCTGCTGAAGTGTTATAAGTGTTTAACCCAATAAATGTTACAGAAGTACCGTTTGACATTGGTACGGCAGTCGCATTTGCTGCGTAATTTGCGTCGGGCATAGTATTTGTAAAAACAACCGAATAATCTCCCGCGCCGTTATCCGTAATTGAAGTCACATTAAACGACGCACGAATAGCGACAGTGCCTGTACCGTTAAAGTTTACCCACGCACGACAGAACGTACCAATTTGCGTACCGGCGCTATCCTGAATTGTCGGTGGCGTATTGGCTACACCGTTCTTTAGCACCAGCGTACTTGTTGATGCTGCTTGTATGTTATCTGCTACGATAGTTCCAGCCATGATCGTATCTCACTCGTAAAGAATGTTAATTGTGCCAGCGTCGAAGGTATTTGCGCCACCTACTGTAGTAATACGAAGACGATCAAGCGTTGCAGACAAGGATTTAGCACCGCCTCCGACGTTTAGCGTTGTGCTACCTGCGGTTACTGTGCTTGTATATGCCCAAGTGTTAGTAGCGGCATTTACCAAACTAATGATTACTTGACCAGAATATGCACTCGAAGCTGCTGAATTATTTGTACCAAAACCAGTAGTAAATGCCGTACCACTTGTCGTTCCAGCCACTGTGATAACAGTAGAAACATATCCGGTATCTTCAATACCACCAGAATCGCCTATTTGCACCATAAAGTCTGATGTGCCATTGGAACTCAGACCGCTATACATCACAGTGACACGCTTAACCCATGACGGTATGCCAGTAAAGTCGGCTGAAGTTGTAAAATCTGTGACCGCTGTTTTAGCAGTACCCGACACCACAGGCGCTAACGTACCAGTGACAGCAGCCAGCGTCTGCGTATTACTGCCAGAGACAGCAGGAGCCGATACCGTAATCGAGCCGGAGGTATCGCCTGAGAGAACTAAAGATGCCATGATTACTCCTTAAATGACTACCCACCGACTGCCGGATGGAACGGTGACAACCACTGGCGCGGTGATCGCGTCCAGCGACACCGACTGCGAGATGTCCACTTCGTAGGTGCCAATGCCGCCGGTGCCGGTACCCAACGCCGTAATGACTGTGCCCGCCGTGATGCTGGTGCCAACAATCACCGAACCCACACCCAAGGCGCCCGAGGTCGCCGTGTCGATCGTCAATGTCGTGCCTGCGATACTACCTGTGCCGACAAAGCCTGCGCCCAGCGTGATCGGGCCGGTGGTCATGGCGTTCTTGGTTGCTGGAATTGTATAGCTGATCGTGACCGTCTGGTCGTTCTCGATAAAGACTTCGTCGTTACCGCCGCCGGTGGCACCTGCATCGCCGCCCACCTGCCCCCACTGGTTATTACTAAAGCCCTCAAAGACGTCCAGCGTGCTGTTGTAACGAAACATGCCGTCAGCGGGTGTGCCTGGGCGGTCAGTCGTTGCCCCGACAGGCATCTGCACGTAGCCAAACCCGGAGAAGGTTACGTCACCCGTAGCGGATAGGGTCGTGAATGCGCCGGTGTTGGGCGACACGTCGCCGATCGGTGGTGGTGAGCCGAACGACAGATTGTCCACAGGCACCAGAATATTGTCCGTGGTGTATTGCGTGACATCGTTCTCGTCAGTGACGACGAACTTGTACGCGATCGTTGGCTGCAGCCAGATGTTGGCCATGCCCCGCGAGTCAAGGATGATCGGATTGGCGTTGGCCGTGCCGCCTGCCTGATCCGTGTAGGTCGCAATCGGTGTCGTCGTGCCGCCGGCGTAGGTGTAGACCTTACCAGCTACCAGCGGGTTGCCGTTGGCATCGAAGAACTGCTGCTTAGGTGTTGGGGTTAGGGATGCCATCTAGTCATTCCTCAGTTTGTTCTGGTTTTGTGGTGCCAAACGATTACGAATTGCTTCGCGGGTTTTCGGGCCTTGCTCGCCAGTCGATGTTGCACGCGGGCGGCTAAGTTGCGGCTCTAACGCCTCCAAAGCGTCCATAAGTCGTTCGCGTTCAGCTCTTGCCCGCGCTACTTGCTGCGCGTCATTTGACCGCTTTTCAATCTCTGCAAACGCGGCGGCTTTTTGTCTTGCCTTGGCTACTGTCTCTGCTACCCACGCCCGATCCATTGCTTTTTCAGCCAGCGCTTTATCGGACAGTTTAGCAAAACTAGAATCGATTACGGCCAGGTCTACCTTAGTTTTCTCCCAAGCCACTTTCTCTTCTGCAGACAACTTAAACCGCTGCCCCGCCGATACTTTGTCTGCCGCGCTGCGCAAGGCTTTGCCGGAGTCTTCAACCACTTCTAGCGTCGCGCCTTTCACACCTTGGCTGGCACTGCGCAGTTTACCGGTAGCCGGGTCAAGTTCCAATATAACTTCGCCGGATGTTGGCGCGCGGGTTGCAGACTCGCTGGCGGCTTGTTGCGCAGCAGCAGCTTCTGCTTCGGCTCGCTGACGTTCGTAGTCAAACCGACGTCTTTGTTCAACGCTGCGCATAGTGGATGCGGCGCTGGGTGCTTCCAGCGCAGGCGCCGTAGGCGTGCCAACCCGCACGTCGCCTTCAGGGATAGCTTGGCCAAACACCCAGTTAGGTATTTGATCCCGAGTGATTAACGCGTTGCGGTAATCGTAAGGCACCGGCAGATTACGGTCGGTAGATATTGTTGCCGGGCGCAAGTTGTTGGTTTGCGTGGGCGGCCTAAAGTCTTGCGGAATGGCGTACTTGGCCTGATAACCTGGCTTTAGCATACGGTTCGCCGCCAAACCCCCACCCAAAAAGCCCGTTAACGCGCCACCTACCGCAAAGGGGGCAATCGGCGCGCCCATTAGCGCCGCCGTGCCTGCCCCGAGTGTGCCCCCTGCGCCAGAACGAGTAAAACCTTGCACTAAAGGAGACACGCCGGACACACCTGTCCGCGCTATGTCAGGAAATACACTGGCAATCTTAGCTATGTCGGCTGCGGTGCCCGTCAAGGGCTTTCCATCTTGGGCCATTTTGGCCAAAACTTGTGGGTCGATGCGGTTTGTTTGGTTATTAAGCGCTCGCTCGTAGTCAAAAATTTTGGCCTTTGCTGTGCGTGCTTTACGCAGATTTGCTAACACTTCTGCGTTTGGCGCGTTAGCGTCAATCAAATCTTCTAGCGCGTTAGCTATACTGATATTTGTTTCTGCTTTAGCTATTAAAGTAGAGTCGGGGACACCACTTTTTTGTTGCGCGTCATATATCTGTTTAGCTTCACGCCGAAGATTACGTATGTCGGCGTTAATTTCGCTGCCCGAACGTCCCGCCCTAACTTTATCTAAAGTTTCATCAATTAAGTTATTAACTGCTGCGGCATTTTTTTCCCCGCCAATCGGCGGGCGGGTGATGCGTAACGATTCAATCTGACGTAGCGCGGGTAAATCCGGAGTGATTACGGAAATTTTTCCAACCGCATTGTACGCCGCGTCATGTTGAGCTAACGCGGCTTTAATTGCGTCATCATTCAACACCGTATTAGGCGGCAAACCCATGTCCTCTATAGCCATTTGGGTAAACCGCGCGTCATTTAACTGTGACGCTTTTTTCGAAAAGTTTGTTACCGATTTAGCCGCGCCCGCAGTTATGCGGTTTACTGCAGTGGGGTTAGACTCAGAAGGATCAAGAATAATGTTGTACTTAACCGCCAGTTTAGCTGCGTCAATTTTTGCCGCGTTCTCAAAACTTTTGGCGACATTAGCTTCTTGTTGCGCGGCGGCTCGTTCGGCTAATTTTGCGTTGGTTGCCAGTTTGCCTTGCTGAAATACGGGCGAGCTTAATACCGCTAACTCTGTTGCGGTTGCTGGGTTTAACCCAGCCAGTTTAGTGGTGTCCATAAAGCTGGAAAAACCACCCAGAATGTCGCGGCCTGTTTGCGTGCGCGGTTGATAGGTAAGCGCCTGCTGTACTTTACCTGCGACTTGTTCTGCGCGGCGTACGCCTTGAGGTGTGCCGAATGACCCCTCATATAGGCTGGTAAGTGGGCCAGCTACATTACCTATCAAAGTACCAAACAGCCCCGTGGCTAACACGCCCGGCACTTCGGTAATACCTTGGCCTATGTCAGTAAGAGTACGGCGCGGGCCTGGCACGCGGTCTAAATCAGTAGCTAAGTTAACCTCTGTTGGTATAGATCTATCAGCGGTTACAACAATTTCAGGCAACGATTGTTCTTCAAACCCAAATCGATTACGAATAGCCGCTTTAGTAGCGCCGTCAGCTGACTTGTAGTCTGGATCGTTTTCCACATGACGAGCAAAAATAGCCTGCTTAGTAGCAGGGTTTGCGCTAATGAAATCAGGATCGTTAAGTATTTGTGCTGGATCAGCCATTTACCGCCCCTATTTCAACCACTTGTTGTTTTTGTCGACAGTGCCTTTTACTTTTGGCGCATTTCGCTGTTCTTTAAGCTGCGCCGAAGCCTCGCCCGGCGACGCTTTAGCAACGCGCATCTCTTCCTGCATTATGTCAAGAATAGCGCCTAGCTGGCCAGACGCATAGTTACTGTTGATGATTTCACGCGCGTGATTTTTGTCCGACACCGTGGATACGCCAGTCGGATTAATCGCCCGCGCGTATGAGTTAATCAACGCGTTAATAGCGGTATTTAACTGCACAATCTCTTTGCCGCCTGTACCCTTATCCACCGCGTTTTGTATTGCGTTTATAGTTGGGTATTGCGTCCTATCTATTTTTGCCGACGTGTTTCTGACAATCTTTATCATGTTGTCAGCTTCATTGGCCGCCGTCAAAATCTTGGCCGATTGTATTGCCAACGCTCTTGACGACGCCGCGCCGCTCATTGCGTCAATACTTAGTTCTTTAAGGTTAACGCCCGGGTCTTTTTCCAGTGTAGCGGCGATAATCCCTATATTGCGGCTATTTACTTTACTTGGGTCAAGTCGCCCTTCTATGATAGCTGTAGCAACTAGATCTTTACCGCCTGCCGAAACTGTAGGCGTCTGAACAATAATTTTTGTGGCTTGCGCCATCATACGTTTCCACTGCGGAAACGTGCCTTTAAACTCTCCTCTTTGTTTAGATTTTCGCCATTCACGTTCGTTTTCAGTTTCGCGCTGTTGGTCTAACCATTCTGGAAAATTACCTTTAAAACCATCTTTTTGTGCAGCGGCAAAATCACGCTGCTTTTCCGTCTGTTTAGAGTCGTTTTCATAATTGCGCTGTATGATCGCCGCTTTATCCTGATCGCTTTTTAAAGTGCTATTCATCAATCTAGCAGCTTCTGGATGTATTGCTGGCCGTTCTGTAGTGACAGCGGGAGGTGCTGTGGGTGTAGGCGCGGTTCTATCTGCTGCTGTAATAGCCGCTGGCGCAAAACCAAGATTGTTAACCGCTGCGGGCGTAATTTGGCCACCACCAAGTTGATTAACTGGTGGCCGGCTAAACATAGCGCTGCGGTCAGCGAGCGGTACGTTTGTTAAATCAACCGCAGCAGCAGGTGCAGGTGCAGGCGCCGCAGCATCAGGCGCGGCCGTAGGCACCGTTGCAACAGGGCGCTGGCGCTTTCGCAGCTCTATAAACTGCAATCTAGATATCGCAGGGTTGCCAGGCGTGTTTAAGTATTCTGAATACTCTTGATCTATTTGCTCTCTTTCAGCTTTATTAAACGCGGGCGTAAGCTCAATAAATTTTTCCATACCTAACTTAGACTGCATTATTAGCTCAGGCAATTTACCAGTTCTAATTGCTTCTTCTATGCGCGCGCGAGCCGAAGCCTCATCAGCACCCCGCGAAGCTAACACTGGGCCTAACACCGAATCTTTATGGTTGGCGGTATGCCACGCTAAATATTCCTGCGCGGCTGTGGGAGAAGTAGGATCAATACCCTCTAAAAAATATCGCGATTCTTTTAGTTTAGTCTGAAATAAATCTGATTCATCTTTTAGTTTTTTTATTCTTGCTGAGTCAGCTTCAAGCCTTGATTTTTGGTATTCAAGCGCCAGCTTAGGGTTTACACGTTTTAACTGCGTAAGATATTCTGGGCTAGACGGATCTAGTTTTGCCAATGCGTTACGTTCTTGCGCGTCGCGTCGCGCTTCTTCAAATTTTAACGCGTTCAGTTGCGACGCATCTTGCAGCGCGCGTAACTGCATAGCTTGCGCCATAGCGTTCATCGGCGATTCAATTTGAATCGGCCTAATTTGCCCTGGGATGGTGTAGTCTATACCGGCCATAACTAAATTACCTCGGGTACTGTTGCTGGCTAAATGCGTCTAAGTCGTCGTACGTAGGTTCAACGTACGGTCTTGGGCTATATTGCTTCATCATCTGTTGGTTTTGGTAGTAGTTCAGCCCTTGACCCAACGCGCCCGTCAACGCGTTTGCTTGATTTATGTAGCCAGACGCGCGAATGTTGCCCCTAGCTGCCGCGCCTTGCGCAAGGTTTTGCCCGTACTGGCCTGCTGCGCCTGTCAGCGTATTGGCTGATGTTTGGCCCATGCCGGTCAAAGATTGCAAGGGGTTTAGACGAGCAGCGCGTTCAGCTTGATAGCGGTTAAACGCGTTGGTAAATTCTTGCGAACCCAGCTCTTGGCCAAACCGCGTGATGCCCCGCATAGCGTTGCCTGACAGCAGACCGCCTCGGGCAGCTGCTGAATTTTCCAGCGCGCGCAGGCCTTCTTTCAGACGAAAACCGTAACCGGGGTCGGCTTGAAACTGCTCCATGCCAAACGGCGTATAGCGCGAGGCTTCGATCAGCTCCGGCAGCGCATTGACGCCTGCCTGACGGAAAGGTTCTTGCAGCTCAACCTGTCGGTTAAACATGCGTTCTTGCGCGGCGTCACCTTCGCGTTGTGCTTGTAGTTGCGCTTTGGAGGCTCGACTAGACGCGTTAGCGCCTATAAGCGCGCTGCCTACGGTTGCTGCTGCTGCGATCCAAGTCATAATATAACCCCTTCAATCAATTCTGTTTTGATGTTATTGCGCGCGTCAAATAACGCAGTTGTGTCAGGTTCAATCAACTCAGCTTCAATCTCATCAAGATCAGTTTTATCTGTTCGGTGAATCGTAATACCAATAGAATCTACGACTGCCATCGTGACGCGTTTGGTGCCCGGCTTAGATTCCACTACGTCGCCAGGCAGTAAAGTAATCATGCCGTTTTCAGTCCACGCCACAATTTCACCCATAGCGCACAAAAAGAAATGCGGCTCTTTATGCACTTTTCCTACGATCAAAGTGCCCGCTGGACGAAACACTTTTCTCATGTACATCCCCGGCGAAAAATGATGCTCAGTCACCAATTCGGCTTGTGGCATTGTTACCATTTCCGCCTGCAAACGGTCGATCTGTTCGCGGCTGGGTACAAAATGTTCGGTAATTTCGTTCACACCACCACCCATCGTGAGCCGCTGGCGACTGTTATCGTCGTGCCGCTGGCCACTGTCACCGGGCCGGCAGACATACCGGACGTACCTGCAGCGATTGTGTAGCTGACGTCAATAGTTAAATTATTGACAAATATGCCGTTGCCCGCTACGAAATGCTCAGATGTTAATTCACCTGTGCTGGGTTTGTACAGATATTTGGCGTTGCTGGTATAGATGGTTGACAGCGCGCCGGACGTGGCTGCTGCAAACGTCGGGTAGACGTTCGTTGCAGTGGTTGTGTCGTTTGAAATCGTTGCGCCCGAACCGGTGGCCAGCGCCCACTTGATACCGTTAGCTTGGGTTGAGTCGGCAGTCAGGACGTAGTTGTCCGTGCCCACCGGCAGGCGGACGTTGTCCGTGCCGTCGTAGACAATCAGGTCGCCCTTGGCGTTGGTTGGCGACAATGCGTCAAACGCCGCGAGTTTGGATGTCTGGCCCGTGCCGCCATTGGCGATTGGCAGCGTGCCCGTCACTTGGCTGGTCAGATCCACCCCAGTCAGTGTGCCCCCCAGTGTCAGGCTGCCGCTGGACGTTACCGTGCCTGAGAGGCTAATGCCGTTGACGGTGCCGGTGCCGGACACGCTGGTGACCGTACCCACGTACTGGTCATTGGACGTGATGGTGAAGTTGGGGTACGTGCCTGAGATGCTGGTTGTGCCCGCACCGGTCAACGACACCACTTGGTCAGGCGCGGTGTTGGTCAGCGTAAAGCTGGGGTACGTGCCGGTCACACTGATGCCGGTGCCTGCAGCCAGCGACACCACTTGATCCGGAGCTGTGTTGGTAATCGTAAAATTGGGGTACGTGCCTGACGTACTGATGCCCGTGCCGGCGGTCAGCACGACAGTTTGATCCGGTGCGGTATTGGTGAACGTCACATCGCCGGTCGCTGACGACACCGAGATGCCGGTGCTAGCAATCGCGCTGGTCACGCCCGTATTGGTGATCGTAATCGACCCTGCGCCATTAGTGACACTGATGGCCGTGCCAGCCGTCAGGTTGGCGTTCTCCCACACGCCGGCAACCGCGTCGTAAATCAGCGTATTGCCTGAAGCCAAGGATGTAAAGTTGACGTTGCCGTCCGTGCCACCCAACACCGAGCCGTAAGTAGGCCGTACAAACAGCACGCCGTTAGACACGCCGACGTTAACTACCGCAGCCACAGAACAGATGGCCGCAGGGGCGGTGGGCTTTGTCTTGGTCAGACCGCCGGTCACCAGCGGGTTGTAGTAGAGGACATCGCCCTGCGCCCAAGTTTCCGCGCCGCCAGTGGTGTCAATCTGCTTGACTTCACCAAACGTGGTGACAAAAACCCAATCGTTGGTAATCCCGCTTTCGTGCGCCAATCCTAAGATGTAATTCGCTTGCTCCGGCAGCAGCCCGGTAGCCGGCGCAGCTGTCAGGCCGCCACTAGACCCCAGCGTGCCGGTAAACATCAGCACGTCGCCCTTATTGGCCGCAGACGACAACTTGACACGGTAATACAGCTCCTCACCCACACGCTGAATTGCCGCACCGTTCATCTGAAACGTCAGCGTTTGAAACTGATCGGTGTCGTCGTAATACAGGCGGCCAGTGGCGTCCGTGACGGTAGCCGTGGTGTCAAACTGAATGAAGTCGGGCGTCGAGATGCCGCCAGTGATGCCCGACATCGAGGTGATGTCCGAGTTGGCACCTGAGGCTGCAGCGCCCAAATTAGTACGTGCACCAGAAGCTGTGGTGGCCCCCGTGCCGCCGTTGTCAACATCCAGGGTTCCGGCCAGCGTGATGGTGCCGGAGGTCGTCACAGGCCCGCCAGAGGTCGTCAGGCCCGTTGTGCCGCCCGACACGTTGACCGATGTGACCGTGCCTGACCCACCGCCGCCGCCTTGGTTGGCTTTGTTGAGCAGGTTTAGGAAGAACCGATACCAGTCGCGCGCGACTAGCCCCGTCCGGTCGTCAATGATGGGCGACTGGTTCTTGGGTAGTTGCGGTTCGTTATCGGGGTTAGGCATTGGTGCCGGACAAAGCGAGTTCGGCACCCATAATGGCGATCTTGACGGGGTCGGTGCCTGATACCTCGTACACGCGGTCACGCAGCTTGTCAGTCATACCCAACCGACGCCAGAACGCTCTGAATCCATACTGCCCAATCTTGCCCATGCCGGCCCATTTCTCGTTTGACCACGTATGGCCGCCATCATCAGAGAAACGCAGCATGACCTTGGGGTCGTTGCCTTGGCCAAGCACCAACCCAACGCCAGACTCGCAGTCGAGTTGCAAGGCGTGCTGGGCGGTTCGTTTTAGGTTGTTCTGACCTTGCGGCAGCGCGCGCCATGACCGCAGCCACTTCTGCGGCAGGTTGTCGTCCGCGTACACGTCTAAGTCGTACGCATAGATCTTGCCGTTCTGGAAGTCGCCGACCACCACTTCGTTGTTGAAAAAAGTCTGGCAGTTGGCCCGATGACGGATAAACTGACCATTGGCAAAGCCGGCGCGCTCATGCCATGCACCTGTAGCCACGTCAAACACCCAAGTGCGCTGGGCGGTAGGAAAGGTCAGCACGTAGAACGAATGGCCGTCCTGCTGATAGGTAAAGCCGATGGCATCAGAGATGGTGCCGTAGCTCTGGATAGCGTACTCAACCGCATGAGTTGAGACGCGCTGGCCAGAATAGCCGTTAGCCCGGAACACGATGCCTTGGCCACGGGCGTCAGCCCCCAGCCAAAACAGCGAGTTGTCCATCTTAGCCACTGAAAAAGTTGCCGCGCAGCCCAGCTCGTTGACCGCACCTTGGATGCGAGCCAGCGGGAACGGTGTGTCGCCTGCGTTGTACCAGACCTCAACGGACTGGGTGCCAAACAGCCACACCTCGCGGTGGTCAACAAACAGCGACACCAAGTTGTCCGGCATACCCTCGGCGCTGGCAAACGACAGCGGGTCGAGCTGGGTGCCGTCAAGCAGCTCCGACGTCCAAAACTTCTGCGAGTTGGGTTCTTGGAACACAAAATAGCCGTCCAGATAGCCGACCGTCACCGCGCCAGGAAAGTCGACGTCGGTGATCTCGGCGTACTCTTCGGTCGACGCGTCGTAGATAAACCCTTCCGGGTTGGCTGCAATGAACAACTGTGTGCCGTTGTCGACCATCGACACCGGGCCAGAGCCGCTGACGTTGCCAATCGGTGTGGCTACCCAGTTGCTGTCGACCCGGTACAGCTTGCTGCCTGACACCGCGTACATGTAGCTGCCGTACGACCACAAGCCGCGGATCGGCCCCGTGCCCACAGTGGCCAGCTTGCGCAGGCCGGGCGCGCGGTTTAAAAACGCAGGCTCTTTGCCGTCAGGTGACGGCACAGTTTCCGGAAACAAGTTCACCATACGTGCGTCGGCAGCGTTGACGCTGCGGGCAACGTAGGATTGGCCAAGGATAGGCGTCTTCACAGCTTAGAAATTCCCAGCGTAGATGTTATACCGCTGGTGAGTAGCAACCAGCGAGTACGGCATCGACATCACGTCGTCTGGGTTGTTGATGCGCTTCAAATTGCGCTTGGAGGTCATAGCAATCCGCACAACCTGCGGCATGGGCTCCACACCAAACTCGTTGGCAATCTCCATCGCCAAGTTGTACTTGAACGCACGCAGGTAGCCTGGCGGGAACGACAGCACGGTGTTCAAAGTAGCCGGCTTATCCAGCTGCTGCACCGACACAAAATGCCACTCCAACAGCCGCGTAGGTTTGGGGTAGATCGTCATGGTGATGTCCGGGAACGTGTTGTTCACAAACATGACCTGCGGGTAGGTGCTGGTGACTGTCTTGACCGCGATGCCGTCGTACTGCTGCTGGTTAATCAGCTTGATGCCGTAAGACACATTGGTCTGCGGATCGCGGAAGTACGTCGCATCGTCAATCAGAATAGGCCGATTGCCCACAAAGTCGCCGGTCGGCCCAAGCGTGCGGGTGATCTCGTTAGGTGGCCAGTTAAACACCTGATCTTCCGTGCAAAACACGGCCAGACGCTCAGTATTCCACGAATCAATCATCTGATTCATGGCGGCTAATGCGTCCTGTGCTGCCTGCGGGGATGGCTCTTCACCTTCAGCCAGCTGGCCAATGAGCCGGAGCGACGCTTTGATCTGGTCGAAGGCGGTTGCCATTTACACTCCTTTAAGCTGCCGCCTCTACAGTGGTGCGGCTACGACGACGTTTAACTTCCAGTTCATTGGCTGGTGCCGCCGCTTCAGG